AATGAAGGACTCTTCCTGGGCCTCCACGTCGTTGACTACTACAAGGCTGTGGTTTAACCGGTGTAGTTGCGCCTGCGGCCTCACCAACTACGAAGGCAATCCCAATAAAATCAGATACGATAAATCGGATGATTTCCAGCCCGTGGTACGGCGGTACCACGGGCCGCGACCCGAGCAAGAGCAAAGCTTGAGATTCACATCGCTCGGGTGTCGAGAACTGAGCGAGCAAGAGAAATACTTGTGCAGCATGCCTGGTGTCGATCGATCCATATCCGGACTATCCGGGAGATCCGGCGATCCTAACCAAATTACCCGCTCCCGACCCATTGTTACAGCGCAGCGCCGGAGGGAGCTTTCACGGGGGCCTTAACGCTCTTTAGAGCGCCCAGATCCAATCGCATCTCTCGATTGTATCTCGGCCCCCGCACTAGGGTCCATTTGGTGGAGAGCCCTGTGCTCATCCATGCCCCAAATCTCCCACCGATCCTTGGAGAGGAACTCCATACAAGGGAGGACATTCGTGAACACGATGACCTGAGGGCGATCCATACGCCGCTTCTTGCCGGTGTATCGCTTGTCGTAGACGACGCCGTTCTTGAGGCACTCCAGTCCCGAGTAGAATTCGCCCAGCTTGTCCTTCTTCATGGCCCTCGGCATGTCGATAAGGTACACCTTCTGAGACTTGAATGAGAAGCAGAACTGCATGATATCCTCCATGAGCCTGAGGCCAGCCGGCATCTCGAAGGCGAGCCCGAGGTACTCCAGGTATTCCGAGAGGATTGACTTACCGTTATTACCGTAAGTATCATACAAGAGCTTGATGGAACGATCATCCTCTTCTTCGCACCAGTCTTTGACTTGCTGCTGCCACGGATAGAGCTCACACTGCATGAAGGTACGCAGTTGTCTCGTGAGGACCGGAGGCTCTTCGTAGTCCTTATCCGACCAAGGTCCATCGACCCTAGTGTCCTTCTTCATCACGTAGTTAAACTTGTTGTTGAGGTGCACGCCACCGGACGTAATCGACCAGTGGCCAGGGATATCCCACATGGGGCCGCCTTCCTGCTTGAGATCCGTCTTCATGCCCTTGGCGCCCCGCTTATTCATGAGGTGAAGCCGCACTTGCCAGTGCTCGTACCCGGTCTCACGACCCTTTTCCTCCTGAAAGACCCACTTCTTGCACCACCCATTGAGCTCTCTACCGAGATGCTTCCAGGACTCGAACTTATCCTTAGGAACAGAGACGTCCCAGCCAACAACTTGAGAGTTAGACATAAATGAACACAAGAGGAATTTATCACTATATATAGTCACACGCCCCTGACGAACTATGCCGTATGGTAGACGCCGCCCCACCCTCAAGCGCCGACGCGGAACTTACCGTAAACGTACACTGTCGCGTAAGAGCATCAAACGCAATACGGGCGCTCGTGCGCAAAGCAAGCAAATTGCTACGCTCTCTCGCCAGGTCAAGCGCCTTAACGCTACGCAGCATGAGACCATCAGGACGCACTGGCAGAGGAACAACCTCCCCTGCGAGACGGTAGCTACCGCCGGGTATCCCTACATGTGCCCCATCCCGTACGCTGCGATGGATTTTTCCGACATGTACAACCCGGGCACAGGCATCACCACCCAGTGGACCGACACTCTCGCCGTCGCAGCCCAACCGTACTTCACCAAGTCACAGTTCTTCGGCTGCTCTGACGCTGCACTGAACACAGGCCAGGTCACCCACATGGGCGGAACACTCAAGTACCAACTGAGTAACAATGACGAGGGGTTTAGGCGTTGCACCATCGCCCTCATCTCGCTCAAGACGTCATGCGCCGACCAAAAGACGATCGACAACGAACTTCGCTACCGTACGGCACCCCCCTACGGTCCTTCTGCCAACGCCGCGGCACCGCTCCGCAAAGGCACTGACTACGTTGTCCATTCTGGCGCTGGCTCAGCTGCTGCAGGTGACACATCCTGGGGCTGCACCTTCAACAAAAAATACTGGACAGTCCACTACCAGCGCGATTGTGCATTTGGCCACATAGGCGCCGACGGCATCGCCTCCAACACAAGCGCCAACAACAGCTCGCCGCTGAATAACGCTATAGTCGCTACCGGGACCATCAAGATCCCCGGAGCTGGCGACATGAAGTCCTTTGCCACCAAAGAGGAGATGGGCGGGGCACCTGCTGTCCAAAACGCCCTCGAGCTCGGCCTCTACGACGAACGCCAAGAAAAGGCTAAGTTCCTAGTCGTGATCTCGAACGGCATCACCGGAGACAATGAAGGACTCTTCCTGGGCCTCCACGTCGTTGACTACTACAAGGCTGTGGTTTAACCGGTGTAGTTGCGCCTGCGGCCTCACCAACTAC